ATTCCTGAACATGAATTACAATGCGGATAATTATTATAAGGTCAAGGGCATTCCGGGAGTAATCCAGTTTCTTGGAGACAGCAGGAATCCGTCAAGACTTTCTTATCTGGAGGCGGAGTGGATCATGCTGCTGACCGGGGAGAACAATCAGCCGATTGAGCCTACAGTAGTCAGGGCTCTTGGCGATGGAAATTATGAGGTTGTGAAAGGTGTTCTTGAAAAATTTGAAAACCGCATCATCAAGTATGATAAGCGGAGCAGGAAAGCAACCTTTGAGATTACGATCTGTAATGAGAAAAAGGAAGTCCAGTTGAGCATCCGGCTGGAGGAAGATGAGGAACTAAGCCTTGCCGGGGCTGGCAGGGATGGGGCAGAGGGTGCAGCACAAGCGGTTTTGAAAGAAGCCACCTGATGGCATACGGTTGATTCGTCCCGATGCCGGAAGCTGGCGGACATAGAGAAAGGGAACTGAGCAGAAAAAGTACACTGGTTGGGTGGCGAAGCCTACCCATCGGGCTTGTTCTGGCAGTTCTCTTTTTTGAATGGTGTAAAAACACCGTTTAAAAACACGCTAAACCCATTTAAAATCGTTTGAATGATGAAAGTGGGGGAAATTATCGCTGAAACACAAAAATGCAAATATGGGGCAAATATGAGCCTTAAAATTTTACGGAAAGGCAGGTGGTGGGTGTGCGAGCAGGAAAAAAAGAAAGCATCGGTGTTCTGATCGGAGCGATGGCAGAGGCTGAGAGCAAGAGCTTCTATGATGATACCGAGGCTGTTACAAGCGATTTAAAAAGCCTTTTAAACATCTTTTTAAAAAAGGACAGTTCTTCGGAACGTGTGCAGATTTTGAAAGATTATGAATCCGGAGCACCGCTTACCGGAAAAGGAGGCATCCGCCAGAGGCTGGGAGCCATTGATATGGAATTTTTCGGCAGGGCATACTTTCCACATTATTTTTCCAGACCATCCCCGGAATTTCACCGGGAACTGGATAATATATGGCAACAAGGAGTTTTGAAAGGGGAATATCCGACTACACCGGCAAAGGTAAAGAAGATCAGCCGGATGAATGGAACCAAGCGAGTGGTCGCAGCTCCACGTGGACACGCAAAGTCCACGAGCCTTACTTTTAAAGGCAGCATTCATGCCATAGTTTATGAATACAAGCATTATCCGATTATCATATCCGACAGCTCAGAGCAGGCTGAGGGATTTCTCGATAACATCAGGGTAGAGTTTGAGGAGAACGAAGCTCTGAAGGAGGACTTCGGGAGCCTGGTCGGAAAAGTCTGGAGAAGCAACGTACTGATCACAAGCACCAACATCAAAGTTGAGGCAATCGGATCGGGAAAGAAGATCCGAGGCAGAAAACACAGAAACTGGAGACCAGACCTTCTGGTTCTGGATGATATTGAAAATGACGAGAATGTCCGGACACCGGAGCAGCGAAAGAAACTTGAAAGCTGGTTTTTAAAAGCTGTTTCAAAAGCCGGTGATGATTACACGGACATTATCTATATTGGAACATTATTGCATTATGACAGCCTTCTGGCGAAAACCCTGAACAATCCGGGATATAAAGCCATTAAATACAAGGCGGTCATTTCTTTTTCCAACGAAGAGGATCTATGGAAGGAATGGGAGGAGATTTACACAGACCTTTCAAACGAGAACCACGAAGCCGATGCGAGAGAGTTTTTTGAAAGGCACCGGGAGAAGATGTTGGAGGGCACGGAGGTTCTGTGGGAGGAAAAACTGTCTTATTATGATCTGATGGTTATGAGGTTGACAGAAGGCGAGGCATCCTTCAACTCCGAGGAACAGAACGAGCCTATCAATCCGGAAGACTGTATTTTCAATCCTGAATGGTTTGAATTCTATAATGAAGCAGAGATCGACTTCAAGAACCGGGACTTCCTTTTCTTTGGCTTTGTCGATCCGTCACTTGGAAAGACCAAGCACAGCGACTTTTCCGCCATCATCACGCTGGCGAAGCACAAAGTATCCGGGTATATGTATGTCATGGATGCGGATATCGAACGCAGACATCCGGATAAAATTATCGGTGACATTCTGGAGAAGGAGAAGATGCTCCGCAGGGATTATGGCAGGGGCTATAAGAAGTTCGGAGCTGAGACAGTGCAGTTCCAGTGGTTCCTGAAGGAAGAATTGGCAAAGGCATCTGCAAAAGCTGGGTTATACCTTCCAATCGAGGAGGTACCGCAGACCAGCGATAAGACAATGCGTATACAGACGATGCAGCCGGATGTAAAGAACCATTACATCAAGTTCAATAAAAGGCACAAGAGACTGCTGGAGCAGATGGAGCACTTCCCGATGGGAGCGCACGATGATGGTGTGGATGCTCTGGAAGGATGCAGAACGATTGCCAAGAAGATGAAACGGTTCCGGGTGCTGGATAAAGGGAAATTAGGATTGTAGGAGGTAACGGTCATGCCGGTTATTTATATGGATAGGGCTTCCATTGAAAGTCTGACAGAAAAAGATATCCGTGAGATCATCGATGAGAACAGCACGGATGTAAAATACGGAATGCTGCATGATTACTATGTTGGCAATCATAGAATCCTTGGAGAAAACAAGAAGGACAGCACAGCTCCGAACAACCGTCTGGTCAATAATATGGCAAAATACATCACGGATACCGCCACCGGTTACTTCGTGGGTGAGCCGATTGTCTATGACTCCCAGAATGATGAATACCTGCAGACAGTGCAGGATATTTTTGATTACAACGATGAGCAGGATCACAACATGGAGCTGGCGAAGCAGTGCAGCATTTGCGGAAGCTGCTTTGAAATGCTCTATCTGGATGAGGATGCCAAGATAAGGCTTGCGAGGGTTCCGGCTGCTAACGGAATTATGATTTGCGAGACGGACAGTGGATTTTCCACTCCGATGGCATTTATCCGAACCATTATTTCAAAGGATAAGGATGACAACGTAATCAGGAAGGTGGAGTTCTGGAATTCCAGTCTTGTGATGCGATTCCAGTCATTGAATAATGGATACCTGAACATGATAGCAGTTGAGGAACATTACTGGCAGGACGTTCCGTTTGTGGAATACATCAACAACGAGGAAAGGCTTGGAGATTTTGAGGGTGTCATTACGGAGATTGATGCCTATAACAAGGTGCAGAGTAACACTGCAAACTATTTCCAGTATAAT